CGGCCAGCGCCGGGGCTGCTCTCACCCGACATGTATCGAGGGATCATGGTGTCCTCGTCCGCGCGGGCGCTGAACTTCTCGAACACGGCCATGAGTTCCTGTGCGTTGCTCTGTGGCTGGAAGAAGCTGATGGGTGCGGAACTATCATTCACCTCTGACTGCGTGAACTGCCAGATTTTCCATGGGTGCATGTCAGTGATGTCTTCACCCTGCGGCAACCGCGAGATGTTCACGCCGACCTGTGGGCCAGAGCTGATTCCCATGTTGTTGGCCAAGCTGCGTGCGCTCGCGTTCACCATAGACTGTGCGTCGCGGCACAAGTCAGTCACACCCTTGCCGTCCACGGAGCCGGGCAAGTTCTCGTAGCTCGACAGGTAGTATGGCTTGCGGCCCAGCGGGTCGTAGTTGAGCACAGCGCGAATCACCACGCCGCCGATCAACCAGACTTCGCAGGGGTAGCTCAGTGCTGCGTCAGGAATCTCTTTCTCAGTCAGGCCCCACTCGATGAGCAGGCTGCCCTTGACCGAGTCCCACAGCTGAACAGCATCAACCAAGTCGCCGGAGATGATCGACTCAGTGACGTACTTACCCTCGGCCTGCGCCTTGGACGCGTCGGTCCACAGCCACTCTTTCATGCCCGAAGTGCTGAAGTCGTTCAAGATCGTGCGGATGGCATCGTCGTTGTAGCCGGGCACGCCGATCAGGGCTTGCAAGTCTTCGGCTGTCATGCGGTGGCGCTCGATTACAAAACCGTCACCAAGAGACCAAGACCACGGTGCCCAGTAGAGCATGAACGGGTCAACGCGCTCCCACTCATTGCGGATGGTTTCCACGGGAGTGAGCTTGCCGTTTTGCCACTGCAAGGTTTTGCGCTTGCGTTTGATCGGACCCTTTATCACGGCGTAGGGAAACGTCACGATGTCGTCGAGAAACTCGTTGAACGCTTTGTACCAGCCGCCTTCAGCCAACTGGTCTTCCATCTTGCGTTCCATGCGGCCCACGCGCTCGTCGGACTCTTCCTTGAGCATGCGCTGCGCTTCGTCTTTCATCTGCATGGCGATCTGGCGCAACTGGTCCGGTGATGGAGGCTGCCCGCCCTGCTCCAAGTGGGTCATCAACTGTTGGGCCAATGTCGCTTGCAACTCTTGAAGAATTTCAGGCGGCATTGTCGGCTCTGGCGTACCCTTGATGCTCCAAGGTTTGTCAGCGCCCGAACCCAAAAGGGTGTCACGCAACCAGCTGGTGGCCGCGCGGCACTTGACCGAAGTCAAGTTGATGAAGATGTCTGAGCCGCCCTGCTCCGCAATCTCTTGCTCTTTGTCAGGGTCGTATTCCCCGTTGCGCTGGCGTAGACACTGGAGCATGCGCTCTTCGAGTTTTCGCTTGGCAATGCGTGCGCTATCCCATCGTGTACGAACGTGGGCCGCCAGACCCTGAATTACAGGCGTGTTTTGTGTTTCGTCACTACGTCGCTTAGCTTCAGCTTCTAAGTCAGATGCGCGTGCAACGGGGATGAGGGCGAGTCCTGTAGCCATGTTATGCCTTTAATTCCAAGGTGTTCCGGGCGCGGCAGCGTTTGGTCCCGCAACCAGCACAATGTTGAAAAATGTACTGACGGAGTTGTTGTTTGAAGCCCCGATAGCCGTAGCACCAACGCAGTTTTTTTCTGGAATGATGTACGGAAAAGTAAAGTCGTAGTGCACTGACCCGTTGTTCAACGTAGTCACAGCGCCCACACGTAAAATTTCATCAGGGCCGTGCTGCTTCAAAAACGATGTGATAGCGGAAGAACCAGATTCCTGTCCTGCCGTAATGACGCCTGTGGTAAGGAAACCGGTGTAACCGGTGGGTACGCAGAAGTGGCCAGTGGTGCGCTGGTTGTAGCCGATAGCTATCATGTCGTACAAAACCGCAGGTACGCCAGCTGTAACCGTGCCCGTGCCTACGTTGATGTTTCCAGCGTTTTTAGTGTCAGCACCTACTGTAGCCACGTAGAAGTAATTCACGTATCGGTATGAGTTTGCTGTATTCACAGCAGTCTGGCCGTTTAACGTAACAGTCTCGCCAATCTCGTCAAAGTTACTATCTACACCGCCGATATATACCGTGCGGGCACCTGTTCCGGCTGCCGTATCGCTTGCGCTGCTCGAGCTGATCTTAAGCACCGACGCGGTCGTGGGATGCGGAACCGTGCCGCCGTTAGGCCACACAGATTCTTCAGATTGATCGACGTCACCGTTGTAACCAAATACTTGTACGACGCGGTGGCCGGGAATCTGCCCACGAGAAACCTGTAGGGGAAATTCCTCATGGCGTCGTTCAGACGTAATTGACGGGTAGAAAAAAGACATGGCTGTCTCCAAAAGTTACTTAATTGTACGCTGACATGCCAAGGGGTCAAGTGTATGCGTACTTCACCTTCTTGATTTCTCGCCGTCCGGTGTTAAGTGCCGCACCGCGCACATTCATGTCGATCACCGAGTCAGCGTACTGGTTGGCATCGTGGACATGGGAGAACTCGTTCTTGTCCGGTTTGTCTTCCATCTCTCCGTTCTTTTTGATCTTGTAGCGGTACCCGTAGCGAAAGCCCTTGATGAGCGACTTGCATTCCGGGTCGATGACGTACAGAGACTTACCTTCTAACTGTTGATTGAGCAAACGCTCGACAGCTTGAATACGGAGCTCGGGTTTGTTTGTCGGGGGCCGCACGCATTTAAACCCCGCGTCTTTCAACACATCAACAAGTGACATCTCATTTTGTTGCTGCTTCGCATAGCCAGCAGGGTCAGGGGCACAGACGAACGTACAGCCTTGCATGTGGTTCGCGATAAACGGATTCAGCTTTGTTCGGATGAACGTCTCGATGCCCATGTTCTCAGACACGAGCTCGGCCAGCGTCACTACGCGCCCTCGGGGGTCGCGCTGCTTGAACACAGCCGCAGGTGTGCGCCCAAAGTCAACGCCGATGATGACTGGGTAGTCTGCCGACTTGATAGGCTTGATACGGGCCTTGGCCACATGGAAATCAGCGATGAACGTCTTCTCATACACCGGAGTGCCAGACAGTGAGCGACCGTACTCCGACCGCAGGTAAACCCTCAGCCAGTCTTCAGTCTTGCCCGGGATCAAGTTCGGGTAGTACTGCTTGGGCAGATGGTTGTAGTTGTCGCAGTCAGGATTTACGGCCCACTCGTTACCGTCCTTGTCCAGCAGCAGCTCATCGGGCTCTTCACTGAACCGTTCTAGGTACACGTCAGGTTTCAGAATCGCCGCTGGCTGTTTATACACCGCCCAGTTGCTCGGGGGGTTCTCCATCTTGTCGTGCCACCATGTGTCCTCATCAGGCATGTTGGTATCGAACAGCGCACACGAGCGTGTGGGTCCGCCGTCCTTGGCCGAGGGGTATCGGTTCAGACGAGACAGCAGGCCGTCAACAACTTCGGGGTGGAGCTCTCGGCTCTCGTTACCCCACAGGAACGTGGTCTCCAGTGACAGCGCCTTTCGCACGTCGTCCGGTGTATCCAACGGGATAAAAATCCATTCGGACTCTACCGTGGTGCCGTCTGGGAGTTTCGCGATCAATATGAACGTCTTCTCCACAGCCTTCCAGATACCGGCCTCGCCCGGGGGCAGCCAGTCGAACACCGTCTTACGCGTTGTGAGCGCCAGCTGGTCAGCCGTGTTACGCACGATGATCGTCCGAGTCTTACGGATTCCCTTGGCATTCGGCGCTTGCCCGCAGGCCAGACGTACGAGCTCATGTACACACGTTACGGATTTACCGCCACCGACCGGTCCGGCCAACACGCGCACGTATTGGTCGTCCAACATGTACTCCCGCTGAGTCTCTGTGGGTTTGTAGGTGCTCATTTTTTCAGCGTCGCTGCGTTAGTTTTTGCGTTGTATTTAAAGTCGCTTGGCTTCTTGCCAGAGTACTTGGCCTCTCGGTCTTTGGCCCGACCAGCGTTTCTAGTTTTGATTTAGGCATGTTTGATCTCCTTGACGTCAGCATCCAGTGTAATGGGTTCGATCGTCTGCTGGTTACTCAAGCTGATGGACTGGCCGCCCCCCAAGTCGATGGAAATACTGAACCCCGGCCCAGACTGCACCTGTTTTTCCTCCTTGGGCTCCAGACCGCCAAGCTTGCTGAGGGTCTTCAGGACTTCGTGCTTCTGGCCAAGGCTGGCATCGGGGCTCGATGCTAACAGGTATACCTGATCCAAGATGTCTCCGGCCATCCATGAGGCTTTGGCTTTGAACGTAACGCCGTTTTTTGCAAACTCAGAGCGCTTTGCGGTGACCTGAAGCTGGAACCACGGAGTAGCAGCCAACTCTTTGTACTGCTCAACGCTCAGGTTATGGCGCGACGCCACGATGAGCTCATCCTCCATGCCAAGGGCGATGCTTGCCACCATCTCATCACTGACCAAGGGGAATGACGCGGTCTTGGGGGCGTATTCGAGGGGCTCATCCCCCAAATGTGTGTCCTCAAGCGACATTTTTGGGCTCCAAAGCAGCTTTTTCGAGGGCCGCGAGGTACTTTTCTAGGGCGATTCTGACCATTTCGGAGGCGGGAATGCCTCTTTTTTCAGCAGTTTTTTTGGCTTTTTCGAGCAATTCGTCGGGCAAAAACAGGTTCCAGCGCTTCATTTCGGTCCTTTAAAGGTGTGTATACACACATTCTATGGGATTTTTTTAGTTTTTGGGACGTTTTTACGGGTCGACGTGTGTATACACACGTAAAAGGTGTGTATGTCCTATTTTTTCGTCATGCTGTGAGCGTGGGTCGTAAGCGAGGGGCGGGCGGGGTGGGGGGCTTGGGGTCCTGTGGGGGGTGGTCGAGTAGCAAGCCAGCCTACCTTGTAGACAGGGCTGAGTAGCAAGCCTGCCTACCTTGAAGCGGTGATCGGACCGCTTACCCGCAAGGGATTGTTCTTGCTATGCCTAGACAGTGCAACCAAGGGGGCATTGTCGTGCGGATACCTACGGGTTATGCGGGCAACTATGCAAGTGCATGATGTGGGGTTCTCTTTAAAAATTGGCAGTAATCCGTGGGGCTTACAACCCATGATAGGCGCGAAGTAGTCGAAGACGCCCTGACAGCATTGATTGTGTCCGTGGGTTTAGTGGAATAAACCCTTAGGGCTAGGCTCTGCTGTGCGATTGAGCAGTAAGGCGGTAATCTCATCACGTGAAGTAGGTTGGCGACAGTAGTGTCGTACCGAGAATCGTGTATACGGGATTTCAATACCCTGAAAAGCGCGCACAGTAACCTAGACCACCGACAATCTTACGCAACACGCCACGGCGGTGCAAAACCGTGTGGTGGAGTAATCTAATGGAAAGACATTAGTCAGTACCGCCGACTGCAAAACGGGCGTGTGAGGTGTCTACCCGAGTACCAAGAACAGAAAACCTCGGCTCCAAGCCCGCTAGGTTATGAGACTAGCGGGCTTCTTTGTGTGTATTCATTCGGAGTTCACACAATCAAGCTAACTCTTGGAGCAAAATCATGTCAAACATTCAATCAGTCGAAGCCTTCACACCCGCAGTCATCAACGTGGAGGGCAAAACCAAAACTGAGCGCCAACTGTCCGTGGTCTATAACGCATCGGGCTATACCAAAATGGCTCTCGCCAACGCCAAAGGCAAAATGGGCTTAGCCGCCCGTAATGGTATCGCTAACGGCGGTCTGCAAGCAGTCGCCAAACAAGCCGCATACCCTTCATGCAACTACAAACCAGCCGCAGAGTACTTTGCCGCCCGTATTGGCAAAGCATTCGTTATCAGCAATCGTTCATCGTTCGAATCACTGCCTGACCAATTTGAAATGGCAATCATGGCGGCTAAAGCATCCAAGAACGGCGGTTACACCATCGACAAAAAGACTGGTGCCCAAAAACCATCGGCAACTCACGCTCTCGCTCTCGAACTCAAAGCCATTGCGGTTGACATGGTGGCACAAGCCACCGCTTACACCACAGAAGCCAAAACCAAGCAATCCAACACTGCCGCGCTGACTGCCTAATGTGTGTATGTTTTAGGTGTGTATGTGTATGTTCTAACGTGTGTATACACACCATGTATCGAATTATCCAAGGAAAAAGTTGGATAATTCGTTTGGATAATTCGTTTTCCTTTATGAATCAACCACTTAGGTCTTCTAATTATCCAATTATCCAATTATCCAAGAAAAAAGAGGATACGTGTGGAATGTCGCGTGTCATGTGGACCAAACCGCAAAGCGCGCAAAGTTCACATAGCCCCAAAATTCCCGACCCCCTTTCCAGCACTTGGATAATTCGGCAAGGGTAAACCCTTAGTACCCTCTGCAAGCCCCTATCCATGCGGGTTTCAAGACGTATACACACGTTTTCTAATTATCCAGACCCCAGATAATTTTGGATAATTCGATTTTGACCCTTGGATAATTCGATACACATACACACATCACGTGTGTATACACACCATGCCTTTGGAGCGGGGTACATCGCGCAGATGTACACAGTCGGGAGTTGGCAATCCCCTAATCC